CTATTACTTCTATCATATGATCAGTCCTGCATTTAGAATCATGCGTGATTGATTTTCTATAGGATTGTTACTGCCATGATAGCGTAATCCATCAAACACAACCGCAGTGCCTTTCTTAGGAGCAACACGTTTGTAAACTGTAAACTCATCTGGCTCTGCTTTCTCGTCAAATATTTGATCAAAGAAGAATGTATCACCATCACTGTCGTTTACATAGTACAAGCATACCAAGTGTGGTATGGGCATATCAATATGCGGTTCTTGTACAGTATCCGTTGTCCAACCATTAACAGGAACTGTTAGGTTTGCTTTAAGTCTATAGTAACCTTGTGTGTCATAGTTTACATTTACAAACTCTATAAAGTTCTGCACCATACCAAAGTAATTGCTTTGTGGGCCAAACTCTTGATGATAGAACTGATGAGTAAACCCATGACTGTATTGAAAACGTTCGTCCTGAATCTTAGGTTTACCTGTTGTGATATTTGGTTGATAGAACCAAGGGAAATCGTTGCGTAACATAACTGCTTCAATTTCATCTTGATACTTCTGTGGTAGAAAATTGTCTATAACTTCGAACATGTATATACTTATGGCCAATAAAAAACCCCTATACCGTTTATGGTATAGAGGTTTTCTTTATCATCATTAGTTGTGGAACTATGTTCCTGTATATCTCTTGTTTTAAATCATATGTTATTTTGTATTGTTAATGAAGGCATAAAATTTATCTGCCGCCTCCAGGACTTCTTCTGTGCCAGGCACGTCTGGCAATGTTACTTTCGTAACAACTTCATCACCTTCTTTGGTAATTGAAGTACTATATTGATCCCACTGAGCGTAATAGTCTTTCCAGACTGATACACTTGCGAGTTTCAAAACTTCTGTGCGAATCTCGTAGCCGTTTTTATTTGTGTTAACTTTGGGCATTGCTTGTTTGAACATGTCCGCAATCTCTTGCGTCTGTTTTAGGATTGTTTCACCGTATGTGGTTTCTACTTTACTCATAATTTATTATACTCCTGTGTGTTTGTGTGTATAGGTATTTATTAGACACCAAATAAAATCGTAATAATCTGGCATTTATGTAACATGTTAATAAAAAAAGGTTAATCAAAATCGTTAATTAAGGCTCATATCGCAATTAAGAGTGTTTTTCTTTTGTTTATACGACTCTAAATAAATTGCTGACCGACAAACGTGATTGGTTAGCGTTAACTTGAAAGGAGATCCATTATGGAAATCTTAAATAAAGTAAAGGCTTGGGCCGGAGCATTAACAGAAGCAGGAATCAGTTTGCTTTCGTTAGGCATCGTGTTAGAAGTCTTGTTCAACGGACAGAACATTCCGTTCTGGCCAAACATCAACATAATTGCTAACATTCAAAACATTGTCGCAGGCTTTTCTGCTCAAGGTTTAGTTGGTCTTGTTGCTGTATGGGTTTTATATTCAATTTACAATAGAAAGTAATATAAAGAATACTCAACGATAGAAGTTGTAGGGGAGTCGTCTTGGTAGGTAACTCCCCTACTTTTTATTTTCCTGATACCCAGTCTTGTTCTTCTTCAGTGTAAGGCCACATTAAAATGCGCCTCCCCAGAACAACCCATTAAGAATCATAACCCCTGCTAATATTCCAATTATAATTGTAAAAGGTACAAGTGTTTGTACAATATAATTAAGCATGTGCTTTGCCTTTCCAAGTAGCAACTTCTTTGCCTCGCATATAATGATCGCCAGGCTCATAGTCTGACATCAACTTTCTTCTTTTCTCAAGACGTTTAATAGCCTCAAGTCTTTTTGAAGAAAGTTTTGATCTTTCAATCATTAATACCTTTGCTGAGTCGTGGTATCCTTGACGTGACAGTTCAGCCGCCGCTCTGGCTAAGCCTGCTGTCTCAAATAAGTTTTTAGTTCTTTCCCATAGTAACATTATATTCTCCTGTGTGTTGTGTATGTGTTATCTGTATTTGTAACCATTGTGTTGGACAGTTCCAAAAGGTCCGTGCGTGACCTCGCGCCTATCCAGTTTCCTAATCCTGCGTTCCAAGTCAGCATGATCAGTAGACTGACTGAGATAATCTTCTTCCCAGTTACGTGTGCTATAAAATATCTTTGATAAGGTTTTAAGGATTTGGCGTAGCATTTAAGCCACCTCCTTTACGGAACTATTCCTTAGAGTAATTCTTGGTCCGTGTATTTGTTGTGATGTTGGTGCTTTACCATGATTGTTCAGCATGTAATCATATGCATACTGCCAATCATTTCCGTATTCAGTTTTGGCCCAAGTCAGTAGTTCGCCGCGGTAACTTTTATTTGAAGTTGACCCGCTTTTCACCCATGACATCAGACCACTTATTAAGTGTGTCATTGTTTTCTCCTAATGTATGGATGCTTAAGGAAAGCAATACCCCCTGTCTTTTCAGGGTGTCAGTGGTCTTTTCCACCGTCATTCGCTTGGTAAGGCAAAGTGAACTTGCCCCGGTCTATCCCAGTGTCTGTGTGTGATATAGGAAAAAACATTGCATCTTTTTCTACTTCACCTGTATTTATAAAAGTAGTACAGAATTACTGACTTATCTTGACGTGTTTTCAGTGTTTTTTTTGTAAAGGCTGTTATGCTCTGTGAGCATGACTAAATTCGCTCTTGACTTCTGTCAAAAAGTGTGCTATAAATAAACTTGGCTTTACAATAAAGCCGAAGGTAGTTGGGCATCGTTGAGCCCAATCTCTTTTAACAATGTGAGCGATGTGGTAAAAGCATCAAGCAAAGAAGGGAAATAAGAATGGACGCACTCACCCTATGGATGGCAATAGGTTTTATATTTGCCGCCTATTCAGTAATAGCAAATGATTCAGTACAGACTCTCGGTACATGGATAGCAAGTAATAACGAGAGATTCAATTGGAAGATCATGTGGGGGTGTGCAAGTGCAGTCTTACTTTATACATTGTGGTATGGTTGGACAGTAAATGGTGGAGACATCAGTTATGGACGACTAAACAAAATACCATTCCAAGAAATACAATGGTACCATGCGGCGGCACCAGGACTATTATTAATACTTACAAGGATAGGAGTACCAGTTAGTACTTCTTTTTTAGTATTAAGTGCATTCGCAAGTACGTTTGTGTTAGAGAAGATGCTCGTAAAGAGTATGATGGGTTATGCAGTGGCGGCAGTTGCGGCCTATGTAATTTGGATAGGAGTTACCAAACTCCTTGATGAAGCAAAGCCTGTCAAAGAAGAACACAAGAAAGCATGGCGAGTAGCACAATGGGTAACAACAGGGTTCCTGTGGTTTACTTGGCTCAGTCATGACATGGCAAACATTGCAGTATTCCTACCAAGACAAATACCTTGGGACCTTATGGTATTAGTAAGTCTTATATTTGTATTTGGATTAGGATACATGTTCCGTGAAGGCGGAGGTAAGATACAAAACATTGTAATTGAAAAGCACAATACAAAATATGTTCGTAGTGCTACAATTATTGATGCAGTGTATTGGTTGTGTTTGTGGTTCTTCAAAGAACTTAACGATATACCTATGTCAACAACATGGGTGTTCGTAGGACTATTATGTGGACGTGAACTTGCTATGGCAACTATGACAGGCAAGGAAAAGTTCAAGACAGTATTCCCTTTAGTAACTAAAGACTTTATTAAAATGATGATAGGGTTAGGTGCTTCAGTAGGAGTAGTGTTGATGATACACTATGTTATTGTTCCTAACCAAATAGGAATGTAACTCACAATAATAGGGTGCAACTAAGGCACCCTATTGTTTAACTTTTATATATTATCTTCTTTAGGGACAATAGATCCATTGCCGAATAAATCAACAGCCTTCCAAGCAGAATACATTTTCCACTTAGGTACTGAAGGCTCAGCATCTACCATGCCATACCAAAAAACCATATCAGAGGCTTTCTTAGCCGCCTTTACAAGTGCATCGTCTTGTTTGTCTTGCATCTTGTGTCTGTATTGTCTAATTGTTTTATATAGTAAATCGTGTATGATGGCCGCTCTGGCTACATCAAACGGTGCTATCAACCACCACATTCCTCTTGGTACTGATGCTAAATCAGTAACAAATCCAGTAGGAACAGTTATTTTTGAACCTTTGAGTTTAACACCCACGCCTTTTAGTGCTTTAAGTTCTGTTTCTGTTAACTCTGGACAATCATATGACAAATCACGACCCAGTACCCATTTACGTGGTGGGTTGAACTCTGCCATGATTTTGTTATTAAAAGTTCCCATTTTTATACTCCCTCGTTATTATAAACCTTTTTGCAGTAATATTTATTTGTAATTGCCATAAATAGTTATAAGGAAACTGAACAAATGAAAAAACGCACAAGATCAATCTTAGAAGAATTAAACAATCTCCATAGAGATCGTGATAATGATTCGTTAATCGCTACTACAGGTACTAACATCATTGAAAGTGCTGTTAACCTACTCGCTCGTATAAACGAGAACTATTCGGCAGAAGAAGCACAGGACATAGAACGTAGATTCCTAAACTCAATTAGAACAGGAGATACTAAGAAATTTAGACGTGGTATTTCAAAAGTACAGGAAAGTAGAAAAAATGATTCTTAATGAAGGTGGCAACGTATTCAAAGATGAAAACGGCGATGCAACTACACAACGTATTCAACAAGCAGACGTAGACCCAACGTTACAGTGGATTGAAAAGATTACTGGCATGGACCATGTCAACATGAAGTTAGGGTCAACAGGAATTAAAAGTTCAAGTGGTGACTTAGATGTTGCCGTTGACAAAGACGAATACGACAAAGCAACAGTTGAAAAGAAACTAATGGCATGGGTAACAAAGAACCATCCAGATGATGCACCAAGACAGTGGGTAGCCAAGTCAGGTATTAATGTACACTTCAAAGCACCTATCAATGGTAAAGAATCAAATGGCTTTGTACAATTAGATTTAATGTTTGGCGAGCCAGAGTTTATGAAGTTCGCACTAAAAGGTTATGGCGACGACACAAAGTATAAAGGTGTACATAGAGCAATCTTAATTTCCAGTGTTGCAAAGTTTCATGGTTACAAGTTTAACAGTCAAACAGGACTTGTTGATAGAATTAATAATAAAACAGTTTCAAAAGACCCAGACGAGATTGCACAGTATCTTTTAGGTGACAGTGCTAAAGGGTCAGACTTAGATAGTGTTGACACTATCGTTGCTAAAATTAAAAGCGATCCTAACTATGATGCAATGACGGCAGACGCCGCAAAGTATTTTGAGAAGGACGGATTAAAACTACCAGAATCAGTTGCGTTAGAAGGACGTGAATGGTTTAGAGATACATTGGACAAACTAAATGAAGTTTAGAGATTTTAAAACAGAAGCACCTAAAGCAAAAGCAGATACTAAAGAGCCTGATGCACCTATCTCAGGTACAAACGTTAAGCAGACCAAGAAGATGGATCCTTCCACTATGGGTATTGCCAAAGCGGCTAAAGATGTTAAAGATAAAACAGTTGGTAACTTCAAAGCAGGATACGATGCAGTCAAGCAACAACAAGCACAAGCAGGCGGAGACGGATCAGTCTTAGGTGCTCTCAAAGGAATAGCAGGCACAGGTAAACAAGCAGTAGACCTTGCAAAGACAGCCGGCACTCCAATAGCAGAACCTGTTGATGTAGATGCAGATGATGACAAAGGTGCAAAAGCAAAAGCAGATCCTAAAGCAAAAGAAGAACCTAAAAAAGATCAACCAGAAGCAGAAAAGAAAAAGAAATATATAGATGAGCCAATCAAACACGCTAAAGACTTAGTAGGCAACAACGCAAGTTTTGTTGATACTAAAACTAATTTGTTATACCAATGGGACGAGAGGTCTTCAAAGTGGCATCCAGTTACAACGTCAAAGCAAAAAGGTAAGTCATTAGATAGAGATAGTGGCATCAAAGGATTCAATGCCGCAACAGGTAGTTCAAGAACAGTTAACGAAGGTTTAGATGCACGTATTCAACACATTGAAGATGAAGTTATCTTTAATGGCAGTGCTGGTGCAAAGAGAGCATTAGCAAAGATCAAAAGCATGGCAAGTAGCAAAGATGATGTACAGATTAAATGGGACGGATCTCCAGCAGTCATATTCGGCCGCGATG